AGGCTATAAAACCACTCAACCAGTTAAGGATGATTGAAGATGCTACTGTCATCTATCGTATTAGCCGTGCCCCTGAGCGCCGTATTTTTTACATTGATGTGGGTAATCTACCTAAACTAAAGGCAGAACAATACCTCCGTGACATTATGGTAAAATACAAGAACAAACTTGTCTATGATGCCAACACAGGTGAAGTTCGTGATGACCGTAAATTTTTATCAATGATGGAAGATTTCTGGTTGCCCCGCCGTGAAGGTGGAAAAGGTACTGAAATTTCTACACTACCTGGTGGTCAAAACCTTGGTGAGTTAGAAGATGTCAAATACTTTGAAAAGAAACTATACAAAGCATTGAATGTTCCTGTTTCTCGTTTAAATCCAGAATCAGCCGGTTTTACTCTTGGTCGTACCAATGAGATTACCCGTGACGAATTAAAGTTTGCTAAATTTGTTGATAGACTCCGTAACAAGTTTGCTGAGTTGTTTGACCAAGCATTAAGAGTTCAATGCGTTCTCAAAGGTATCTGTACCAATGAAGAATGGCAAGAATTTAAAGAACACATCTATTATGATTTCATTAAAGATAATAACTTTACTGAATTAAAAGATGCAGAATTGATGAAGGAACGCCTTGGTTTATTAAGTCAAGTTGATCCTTATACAGGTCGTTATTTCTCACAAGCTTGGATTCAGCGTCAAGTTTTACGCTTAACCGATGACCAAATCAAAGAAATGCAAGCAGAAATTGATGAAGAAAAAGAAATGGGACTTGGTTTACCAGTTGGTGTAGGAAATGAAGTAGCACAACAGATGATGTTGTCAAATGTACCAAAACAACCCGATAGTCCAGCTGGTGATGCTGAAGATGAAGCGGATGAATAAATTTATTATAAATATTTGAATACCTTAGGAGAAAATGATGCCGGACTACTCAACTCGCAATATTATTGATTACGCTATGGATGATAATGGCGTAGAATTTCGTAACGCTTTGTATGATAATATTCATGCAAAAGTATCAGCTCATTTTGAGTTAGCAAAACAAGAGATGGCTAAAAATATGTTTGGTAGTGAAGAAGAAACAGAAGCTTCACCAGAAGAAACTCAAGAAAATTTGGAACAAGAATAACTTAGATAAATATCTAACTATAAACACAGGATAAAAGATGGCAAACAAATTTACATATCAAATATTGAGGGATACTCAAACCGATGCAGTTATTAAATTAACTGGCACTTTTGGTACGCCTGTTGCCGATGAATTAAATCCAAGCCGTATTTCTGCTAACAGTTTATCAAATGCTTTAGCAACAAACGGGTTTTTAGTTGCCAATAGTCAAGGTGGTTCTGCAAATACAGCATTGAGCTATTACGATTTACAGTTGACTGGTTTAAAGTATTATGTAAACTTTCCGGTATCAGGTTCTATTGGTTCTGTTGAGTTATTTTGGAGTGGTGCTGGCAATACAGCGGCTGCTCAATATGCCAACTCAGCAACAATTTTCCATTTACAAGGTCAAGGCGAGTTTGGTTTAGGTGAACAGTTACCATCTATTCTTAATAATTCAGGTAATGGCGTTGCTGCAAACACGGTTGGTAATGGCGATATTGGTGTTGCAACATCAGGTACTGCCGCAAACTCTGCTTATACATTAATTGTATCTATTCGTAAGAATAACCAAATGTATCAGCGTGGTCAGTTTAATGATCCTGCTGCATTTAACTATGGTCAATATGCTATTACTGGTGATAAACAGTAAGAATGTTAACCTTTAAAGAGTTTCTGTTAAATGAAGCTGTGGTACAAAAAATTGGCAGAAAAAGAATTGTTAGGGTTCGTGTAAGAAAAGGTAAAGTTCAAAGAAACAAAACCTTTTCTAACCAGCCAGGTTGGACAATTCGTGGTGGAAAATTAGTTCGTATGTATTATCGTGAACGTAGAGATAGACAGTTAAGTGCTAAAAGAAGTAAATTTAAAAGGTTGGCTAAAATTAAGCAAACAATTAGAAAAAGAAGAACATCTTTAAGAAAAAGAGGCGCATTAGGAATATGAAACTTATCAAAGAAATTCAAGAAACGGTAAATTATATTACCGAAGGCGCAGACGGCAAAAAAGAACTCTTTATTGAAGGTCCTTTCCTTGTTTCTGAAAAGAAAAACAAAAACGGCCGTTTATACGAATATAATACGATGAAGAAAGAAGTTCATCGTTATACAGAAGAATATATTAATAAAAACCGTGCATTTGGTGAATTAGGCCATCCTGAAACGCCAACCATCAATCTAGACCGTGTATCACATCTTATCGTAGGACTCAGAGAAGATGGCACACAATGGATTGGTAAAGCTAAAATTCTAGACACACCTATGGGTCAAATTGCTCGTCAGTTAATTGAGGGTGGCGCCCAATTAGGTGTTTCTTCTAGAGGTATGGGTTCATTGAAAAATGTTAACGGAGTTAATGTTGTTCAGAACGATTTTTATCTAGCCACAGCGGCAGATATTGTAGCAGACCCTTCCGCACCTGGAGCATTTGTCCAAGGTATTATGGAAGGTAAAGAATGGGTATTAGTAAATGGTGTATGGACAGAACAAGATTTGTCAATTGCTAAAGGCATGATTCGCTCGGCCTCTAAGTCACAAATTGAGGAAGTAAGTCTACGCATTTGGGAAAACCTAGTCAAAAAACTTTAATTATAAATATCCAATATAAATCAAGGAGATTTTCAAAATGGGAAATTTTAACCTGTCCGATGCCGCTAAGTCAATCTTGCTAGGCGAGGATTCTAAGTCAACTTTTGATGCCAACATTGCTTCTAAGAAAGCGCAGCGTGGCTCAGACAAACATCCACACGGTGAGGTTGGTGCAGACCGCCTTCAGTCTAAAACCGCTTACGGTACTAACGATGCAGGCGAAATCGGTCAGTCTCCAGAAGAAAAAGACGATGCGTTGCCACAGTATACAAAAGGTACTCCAACTGCAACTCCTCCTGGTGCTACTCCTCCAGTTGGTTCCGAAAAAGACGGTGTTGGTGCTACTAAATCAACAGGTCCACAAGATTCAATGGGTCGTGCCGATTTGGTAAATACTGCTCAAGCTGCTGCTACTGATTACTCCGCTATTCGTGACCGTATTGCTGGTAAATTGGCACCACAAATGATGCAAAAGAATCCAGGCGCTACATTCCAGTCTTATGGCGAAGAAACAGAAGCCGATGACACAGTAATTTCCGAAGAGGAAGAAGAAAAAATGATGAAGAAAAAAATGATGCAAGACAAGATGAAAGAAAAGATGAAAGAAGATATTGATGCTCTTTTGTCTGGCGAAAATCTTTCCGAAGAATTTGTCACCAAAGCATCTACCATTTTTGAAGCTGCCGTTATTGCTCGTGCAGAAGAAGTTATTGCCGAATCTGAGCAAGAGTTGATGGAACAATTTGAAGTTGCCGTAGAACAAATTAAAGAAGATATGGCTGCTAAGGTTGACGATTACCTCAACTACATGGTAGAAGAATGGATTAAAGATAATCAAATTGCTGTTGAGTCTGGTCTCCGTGCTGAAATTGCTGAAGATTTCATGGCTGGTCTCCGTGATTTGTTTGTTGAACACTACATCGACGTTCCATCCGAGAAAATTGATATTGCTGAAGAATTGGCTGCCAAAGTAGAAGAATTAGAAGCTGCTTTGAATGAGCAAATCAACAAAGGCATTGAACTCACAAAAGATTTAAACGAACAGAAAAAAATTGAGGCTATCTACACAGCGTGTGAAGGCCTGACGCAGACTCAAGTAGAGAAATTAAAAGCACTTGCAGAAGGTGTGGATTTTACTACTGAACAAGAATTTGTAACTAAACTTGACACTTTGAAAGAATCATATTTCAAAGCGGATGTTAAGGTTGCAGACGCATCTGCTTTTGAAGAAGTGTTAGTTGAAGATGAGAAAAAACAAGTTTTCGCTGATCCTTCTATGGAAGTATATGCAAAAACCATTTCACAAACTTTGGTTAAGTAATTAACCCCAATACATAAAAAAAGGAAATAAAATGTATTTGACAGAAGAACTACAAAAGAAATGGCAACCTGTTCTGGAGCATCCAGAATTAGAAGCCATTAAAGACCCATACAAGAAAGCTGTTACAGCTCTTGTTTTGGAAAACCAACACCAAGCAATGGCTAAAGACCGTCAGGCTTTGATGGAGACCAGCGATACAGGTCCTACAAACGTTACTGGTGGTGTTCAGAACTTCGACCCAATCTTGATTTCTTTGGTTCGCCGTTCATTGCCTAACCTCATCGCTTATGATGTTGCTGGCGTTCAACCAATGACTGGTCCTACAGGCTTGATTTTTGCAATGCGTGCTCGTTACGCTAACCAAACTGGTTCTGAGGCATTCTACAACGAAGCAAACACAATTTTCTCTGGTCAATCCTCTGCAAATGGTGGCTTCAACAACTACGGTTTTGCTGGTAACTCCGGTACAGATACATCTAACAATGCTATCTCTAACGAAGCAGCTAACTCATTCACAACTGGTATTGGTATCCAAACAGCTTCTGCTGAATATTTGGGTGCTGACTCTGCTAACGTGTTCCAACAGATGGCATTCTCTATTGAGAAAGTTACTGTAACTGCACAAAGCCGTGCCTTGAAAGCTGAATACTCATTAGAACTCGCACAAGACTTGAAAGCAATTCATGGTCTTGACGCTGATACAGAATTGTCTAACATTCTGTCTACTGAGATCCTCGCT